TGGGAAGATAGTGTGTGTCGTAATTCTCTCCACGTTTGAACCCTACCGCTATACCTGCGACATGACCTTTTCTCGTAGCCCATCCGGCACCCGAAGAAGTTAGGCCAGGGTCATTGGTTTCCAGGTCAATAGAGATTGCCTCGCAGTTTTCAAAATCAGGTAAAACTTCGGGCGGAGTCCAATCGCTTTCGGGTTCAAATAGTATCGTCTGGAGCAACGATCTGCGCCTTTCTAATAAGTACGACTTCATAACCAAGCGCCTCGGCCCAGTCAACGTACTGAGCTAGACTTGGATCTCTTTTCTTGATCCACTTATACACGGTACTGCGGCTATACCCTGTCAAGGCGGCTATCTCCGAAATACGGAGATCCATGATCCCCCCAGCTTTAACCAGGATCCCGGTTAGCTGGCTGACCTTCATTGGTTCACATACGCACTGGTCGGCGCACCGATTTCACTATCGACCCAACTGTACGGGGATCCTTCATGCGTTCTATTCAGTTCAGCACAGGCGTCCTTGGCGGCTTTTTCAGTGCTGTAGTCTGAAACAACTTCATTGTTTGCCAACACCTGCCAACGGGCCAAGGTTCTGTTCTCTGTGTTCACGTCTCCCACTGAGGAAACGCCGCTAACATTTACGGATACATCTGCCACGACTCTTGCTCCTTCTATTTCAGATATTTCAATGTACTTCTCAAGGAAGTGTTGGGCCTTGCGTAAATCTTCAAGGCCGTTCTTGTTTTTCCACCGCGCCACGTATTTCGTGATCTGGCCCTGGAAATAGTCCAGGTCGTTGGCCGCTACCCAGTCCCAATGCTGGACGGCGTTTTTATAATGGCTCCCCGCCACCTGCCTCTCATTTGCGCTCATTTCTTTACGATCTCCACTTCACACCCAAACACGTCTAGTAATTTTTCAAGGGTTTTCCAATTGGGGCTTACCTTACCACGTTCATACCCACTAATTAAGGTGGCGCTCACCCCCGACGCTTTGCTCAATTCTGTGGTGCTGAGGCCCTCTTCCATGCGAAGGTCTGTGATTATTTGTCCCAGCGCCGTGGATCTCTTTAGTGGTTTTCTAGGCATTATGTTTCTCCATTAGTGCGTCGGCTGCGTCGTTAGTCTTTCCCGCCCGCACCTGTGCGTTACCTAGGTCCACACCCCTCTTGGCATAGCTGGATAGGCGTCCAGCGACGGTACTCAACCATGCGGTAATTGAACCCGCGACACTCGTTCTTTGTTCCACCATGCAATAGTCAATGGAGCCGTCATCGTAGCGCGTCCATATTCCAACTGGGCGCTTCACAGCTCTGCCTCCATTGCTATAAGCTCGTTGAGCATGTGAACTGCGGGGTCGTCCAGCATTAAGTCCTGCATGTACTTTACGCCGCGCACGAATACTTCTTTGAAGTTTCGGTTGCCGAGGCGCTCTTCCTCTATGCAGTACCAGAGCAATTCCATCATGTCCGCGATCTTCAACTTCAGTTGCTCAGTGGCCTTAAGCGCAGGGAAGGTCCCGTTCAGCGATTTTATCTTCCCCCAGAAGAGGTCCTCGGCTTTATTGGCCTCCTTGGCAAGTCCGGGGTTCGCCCACTTGGCCGTCGCCGGAATATCCCCAGTAAACTGTTCAGCAACGTCATGAAGCAGAGCAGCACGAACAAGGTCCATAGAACTATCAGGCCAAAGCTCAAGAATAATACAAGCCACACCCCAGCTATGAGCCGCGACTGTCTGTTCTTGGGCATTAGGTATCGTGTGCCACCGTTTGACGCAGCCGCCTTTTCTCACCATTCGATGTTGCATTACTTTCTGCCTTTCTGGTTATCCATTCGTGGGAAGCCCGCCGCCAATCAGAGGCTCCAATATCCTTGCAGATCCTTAGTGCCAGGATATATTTCTTACGTTTCCATTCTCGGTGCGCGTGTGCCATTGGTACGGCGACCTCAGGAAAGAAACTATTACTGTAGAACAGCAGGTTCAGGGGATCTTCAATAAAGGAAGCTAAATCGCTGTCCCATGTTTTAGGGTCCGTGACTAAGAAGCTCGCATGCACCTCGCCAATGTCATACGGGTCCATAGGGTGCGGCTGCGGGCACCCGCCGATCTTGATCCATGTGTCTACGTAGGCGTGGAAGTTATTACTGACCTGATGGTAGTTCCCTACCAACACGCCAATTTTCGCGGCCATGTATTCTTGCAACATGCTCATGTGTACGGCGTTCGCGCCGTAGGCTCCCCATATGGCGTCATTGCTGCGGTTAAACACAGTTATGTCCAGTAGTCCTCGCCGAACCCGGAACGCTATCCCCACGTTGCAGGGGAAATCAAGGCCGTCCTGGCAAAGATCGCTTTTAGCATCCCACATCTGAATGTAGCAGCGGCGGCTGTCTGGATTCTCTTTAAGCTCGGCAACTACCTTTTCAAGCTGATCCATTTCAAACCAGTGCCGCCAGCGGTAGCCGTAGGCTCCATGAAACACCTTGCCGTCGTCGCTGTATTTGTCAAATCCTGTGATAAACTGCTCGATCCACTCCACATCATTTCGGCCCGCCAGCATCCACAATCCCTCCATCAAATGGAAGAACGGGTTGGCGTCACGTTGGCTGTTGAACAGTACGCGCTCCCAGGGTTTTGTGTAGGTCGTCGTCACGGGGCCGTCGGCAACCATAACGGTCCCCACGCGACTCTCCTGCCGACTGTGCTTCTTAGCCAGCCAATTGAGGCCTATGGTGTAGGCTTCGTTGACGTTGCGGGCATGTATTGTTTTCATGCTGACTCAAATGCCTTCTTCCAGGAGATAACGACCTCGGTGCGGGTACCAAATTCCCCGCCCGTCTTATTCTTCTTTTCAACCAATCGCACAAAGCTGGGATGCAGTTCGGCCAATGTCCGGGCGCTGGCTTCGTGGTTAGCGTGTGTACGGTAGGTGCTGCACCCGCCTTCGGTCTGGGTGCCCTTCTGGTCCTGTGCATGGGCAGCTAGAACCTTGTTCTTATACCCTTTGCGAAGCAGTTGCAGCAGGATGTCGAAATCTTCCATGACCGTCACGCGCTGATGTTTGCAGGCCAAGAATTCTTTGGTCCTGAAAGCCAGTGTGCGGATTAGCCGCTTGTTTTCTTCCACGCTATGTTCAAGGCGATTATTCCCCTGACGTGCGGAAATACCTGCGGCGGCGGTGTCCGGGGTGAGTAGTTTTTCCACCCAGTTCAGACCGGCGGAAATCTCGTCGGGGCTGGATTCGGTGAGTTTTGTGCTTCCCTCTTGAGCACGATACGAAAACCTCAGGTCATCATCTAACATGATGAATTTTTCTATCCCGTCTTCTGCTGCCATCTGGCCAATCGCCTGCCGTGTAGCCGAGATCCCTACGACGTCCACAGCTTTGACATGAACCGGACCTCTGTTGGCCGTGGCCCGAACATACTTGTCCCACTCATCGTTGGGGCAGACCACTGTGATAGGAGTATCCTTTGGCCATCGTTTCAGCGTTCCATCCTTGATCAAGTGAGCTCGTCCTTTGGACGGCATAAATATCTTCATTTCTTCCTCCTATAACCGGCCATTGTGTGCCAGTTTTTCTCACCTATTGTGGGCTCAACTACAGTTTCCCAGTCCTCAAAAAGTTTCACAAGTTGCGGGGCAAGCGTTTCGCGCCACTCCGGTTTGTTCAAATGGATCTCCAGTGCAATCTCCTGGACACAGTCCGGCAGAGGGCAGTTGAGGAGAAGATCATATTCCGAACCTTCACAGTCCATCTTGATAGCATCCGGTTCGAAGACTTCAAGCGCCTTGGCGAAATTTACAGCCGGAACTGTGATCTTGTCCCGGCCTCTGAACTCGGTAGTTGAGTAATTGCCGGGATTCTTACCACTGGTGGTAAGGTAGAAATCAATCTTGTTTTCCTCCCCACTGATTAAGGCCGCTTGAACCAGAACTGCTCGCTCATCGGTGCAATTGGTTTGCAGAAAGCTAAAGTTCTCAGCTTCGGGCTCATAGGCGACGACTTCTTTAGCACCGCCGTTCAGGGCCATGCGTGTGAAAGCCCCAAAATTAGCCCCCACGTCCAGAACATATTTATCCTTCACCGTCAGCCAGCTATAGACGCGCTTGGCTTCTGTGATTATGGCGCTGTCGTATGTTCCCTTACGTGTTTTCATACTCCCCAATCCGGTCCAATCAGAAAAACTGGTTTGTACGCACTGGCTTCTTTCTTGGTTCGCCAGTACGTGACTTCGGCACCCACTTGGCATTTCCACGGCTTTGACTTCTGTGGCGCGGCGGGGTCTTTGTTAATCAGCTTAAAAAGGTGCACGATATTTACTCCTTGGGCGACCTTCACCATGAAGCACCCGTTCGTATTTGTCAAACTCACAGAGTTGGAATTGGATGTCGTGCAGTTCCAACACCTCCCATTTCAACGGCCAGCGTAGGGTCTGCATTTTCCACAGGTCGCGAAGCTCTTCAAGCATGTCGTCAAATTTGCGGGTCTCGTTTAAGGGCCGCTCAAAAACTCTATTAAGTCCACGACGTGCTCCTGGACCAATAGGGCACCAAGTATCACGATCAATGCAGTCAGAAAGTACAGGCGTGTGTATTGCATCCTGCAAAACCTCCTTGGTCATAAAGCCCGTGCCACCAAAGCCCTTCAGCTTCATCATCTCCTTGGCGACAGCTTTCCATCTTCGGGTGTCACGTGCAATGGCCACAAGGTCCGGACACTTGTCCCAAAAAGGAGTAAGGAAGTGGTCGACGACAACGTCTTGCTTTGGTGCTGAAATTCCCTGATTTGTGATAACGTAGGCACCCGTGAAAACCCGCATCTTGTGGGCAAGTCGGTATTCAGCGGTGTCTTTGACATAGGTTTGAGTTCTTTCTGACCATGTGTCGAACCATGTCTGCAGGGCACCGTAGAATTCCACAGTTCCAAAGTACCGGAAGAGAGCGCAGTTGAAGAGTATAACGTGGTGCGGTGCGTCTTTGTGTTCATCCAACACCTTCCAAAACCAGCGGGTCGTGCGGTCGTTGGCCCGCTTCACGTTCGTAAACTTGTACTCCTGGAGAATTTTGTCTTCGGTCCAGGGCCACGGGTCGTCCGCCTCCTTTCGAAGGCGAACGTTTTCCCGTTCCTGCATAAAGGCGTAGAACTCACCGCCCCGCATTAGGTAGCTCCTTGGCCAGCTTTAAGACAAGGTCTTCTTTGTCATTGAGCGCCGCCGTTGTGATCAGCAACACTAACTCGTCTTTTGTGAAGCTGCTAGGAGGCGGCACCGAAGGAATTCTTTCGACGCGTAGCTTCTTCCCCTGCTTCTTCATACCCTGCATTTCGTCTTTACTCACAAGCGCCAGCTCGCCCTGCCCGTTCTTCAGGAGCTTCCGCTTATTTGGGTGGCGCTGAGGATGCTCGTCGCTACGACCATTGACGCAGGTTGTTCCGTAATAGTTTTTGTGAAGGCGGTCGTACACCACTCCGGGAAGCAGGGATTTTCCCATCTTATCCTCATACCGCTTGACAATTTCTGGGTGCTTGTGCCTCAGCTTATTAAGAAGCTGGGCACCGCTAGGAAAGCGACGCTCCACGGCCATTTCTTCATCGGTCCGTAAGGTCGTAGCAAGTTGCCAGATGGCGACTAATTCGGAAGGTGTCCAATTAAAGTGGGCACGGGGTTTTGAGTAACGAGGCATGTTTCTTTCTCCGTTTCTATGTAAGTAGTAAAATTAATATAACACCTTAAAGAAGGTTAAAACAGAACTTTGTTCGTGGAGTAATAATGTGTAGATTTTTTATCGCACGGGTCATCCCAACATAAAAAACCCTGATTTCATCTTCCGGTTGTTTGAGCATTCCGTTGTAGGTGCGCCGCGCCATGTCCGTATGAAGAACCACGTTTTCCGCTTCACCGCCCTTGGCGCTGTGGATGGTGGACAGCTTAATGCGGGGCTCCTTTGTGAGCTTCTCGCCTCGCCGCAGCATCGCCGTTAAATAGGACCGTTCCGTCAGGGACATCTTCGTAAATGCTTCGTGCCATATCTCATCAGTAGGTACTCCCCAATTACTGCAAAGATCAGACAAGGTAAAAACTCCCTCCTTTGGGGGGTGTTGTTTATTGTGAACAACATGCTTCAAGATTTTGGCCACTGAGTCAGCCTGTATTTCATCCCCGGCCCGCGCCCGCTCCCAGGCTCGTATTGTATCTAGAGTGGAAGCACTCACCGCCGCCCTATTACCCCTGGAATAGAACAATCCTTCACGTCTACATTGTTCTTCGGCATCATCCAATCCGTAGTTGTTCCGGGACAGCACTAACCATTCCCCGTCAGACATATCCAAGGCCGACACATCGTTGTGGTAATTCACGGTGCCTTCCTCATCTCTCGCAGACCATTTCTTTGAGGTCCGAACTGTAACTCTGCGGATGAGGTCAGTTGCGGCCTGCTGAACCTTCTCGGGCGTTCTGTAACTCTGCCCTAAGACCGTGCGCTTACCTTTAAGCTTAATGAAGAATTCCACGTCCGCACCAGCCCATCGGAAAATTGCTTGGTCATCATCGCCAGCGACAATCGTGCGCTTGGCGCTATCCGCCATTTTCATAACCATACGCCATTGCATCTTTGACAAATCCTGGGCTTCGTCTACCACCAGAAGATCAAGTTCAGGTGGGTCTACGTGATCGATGAAGCGCTCCAGCATATCCGTGAAATCAATAAGGGCGCGGGCCTGTTTAAATTTCTCAAGGCCACGGTAAAGGCGCTCAACTTCCAGCCAAGGTAAATCGTCGGGGTCTTGCTGCCATTGTTTCAAAACCGTGATACACCGGATACGCGCCAAGTTCACCAGGAAGAAAGATCTGTCGCCCGGCAGATTACCTGAGATGGTACCTTCTTCCATATTCACGTTACCTGACATACGCAGACGCATGATGTCCGCAAATTCTTTAATAGACTGCCTATTCAAGACTTGGTTTTTAGTGAGGCCCAACATCCGAAAAGCCAGACTGTGG